GATGACGAGCAGGGTTTCCATGATGTCCCTTCATGGCGAAACCCCCGGGATCTCCGGGGGTTTCGGTGGTGCTAGTTGGGTCAGGCGGGCAGGTTCGCGAGTACGACCTGCAGGTCGAACCCGGGCTCGTCGGCGAGGATGGCCAGGGCCTCGGGGTTTTGCCACGGCCACCGCGGCCCGCCGAGGGGGTACAGGACCGACTGGAGGACCAACTCCTCGGGCAGTTCACCCAACTCGAGGATCATCTCGTGCATGTCCTTGAGGCTGACCGCGTCGGCCATGTCCGGGTCAAGGTGGCCCTCGTCGAGGCCACCCGCCGCCTGCGCCCGCTCCACCTCAGCCCAGTCGATCACGATTCAACTCTCCCACATGGAGTTGCCGGGCGTCCCGCCGCCGGACACCACCCAGTAGACGGCTTGGGCCTGCTGGGGCAGCATGCCCTGCTCGGCGGCGACCTCGCGGACCACGTCGGCGACAGCGATGTAGCCCTTCGACTCGACGACCAGCCCGGAGGTCTTGGCTTGGTTGGTGCCCCGCCCCACCCAGTCGAGGGCGTCCCGTTCACCGAGCCCGTGGCTAGACCGCTGGAGGGCTCCTGCAACCCACCCGTCCACCGTGACATCGAACCCGTTCTCAGGGTGGAGGATGTTGTTCACGAACGACTGACGCTTGAGCCCGGTCGGCAAGCCACTCTCGCCGCGCATGACCCGCACCGCCTGCACGGCGTCGGCGTTCGGGCCATTGGCGAACCCGAGGTGTAGCGCCTTCGCCACCGAGATGTCGTCCATGCCGTCGAACGCCCCCCGGGCCTGGCCCTCCTTGTACAGCCTCAGGGCCTTGTCAGCCTTGGTCAGGTTGGCCGACCATGAGGTCTTGGGGGACAGGGAGGCGATGACCTTGGCGGCCACCTCAGGCTCCACGTCGTATTCGCGGGACAGGCGCATGGCCTCGCCGTGAGCTTCCTGATACCAGCGCATTCCGGCCTCCCGCTGGGCGGGGGTGGCGCGCTTGATCTCCTCCTCGACGTGGCGCTTCAACTCGGCGCGGTCGATGTCGACCACAATGGCGGTGCCATCCTTGCGCTTGCGCGTGTACGGCTGCCACGCCTCATCGAGGGACGCCTTCTGCCGTGCGCCAAGTTGCACGGATGAGGTGATTGGGCGCATCGGGCGCTGCCCGGCCCGTTCGGCGTCGCGGCGCGCACCAGCGGCCGACACTGAGCCCCCACCGCCCTTGCCATGGGTCTTCTGGTTGTGCTTGCCGGGCAGGTGGCGGGCGTGAAACTCCTCGAGCGCCCTGAGGGCCTCTGGGTCGTCTAGTCGGAGTCCTCGCCCAGCACCTCGGCTTGAAGCTGCCGGATCCACTCCAGGCGCTTCTCCTCCGGCCAGTCGAAGTAGTCCTTCGGGGGCCTGATGTCGACTCTCGGCATACTCCCGCGCTCCTGTCCCCCCGACCGAAATGACCCGCCCGTTGACGTTGTCCCAGATGGCCTGCTGGTCCCACTGTCGGGCCTGCTCCATGGCCGTGTCAAGGTCGAGGATGTTGTGGGACACGTCGAGGTCGATCTCGCCTTTGGCTTTGTCCAGCCAGACGCCCATGAACGCGTCGGGGTTGGTGTCGAAGATGGCCCGGTTTCGCATCAGGAACGCGTCGGTGGCGCGCTGGCCGTGGTCGGTTTCCCACTGCTCCCGGGGGATGATCATCGACCCGGTGGGCTGGCCCACCTGGTAGCCGTGGGTGGGGCGGCGCCCGGTGACGGGGTGGACGGTGTCGCCGAAGTTCTTCCCGTGGGTCTTCTGGTTGTGCTTCCCGGGCAGGTGACGCATCGCTCGGCGGGCCGGATCGCGGAGGCCCTGGATGGTGTCCAGTGACCCGTGCTTGGCGAGGGTGACGGCCTTGATCCAGTCGGCCTCGGCCTCGGTGTCCAGTAGCCATGTCATAGCCGTTGCACCGCCACTTCGAGGTCGCCGCCGAGGATGACCACCTCAGCCTCCGACAGGCATCCGATGCCGGTGTTCGGGGTGGACAGCACCCGGGATGCGGGCACGGTGGCGGTCAGGACGGCAGTGGCGCCGCCCTGGTCAAGGGCGTACCCGGCGAACATCCGCGCCGTCGTCCAATCCGTCGACCACGACGACGCGGGGCGCAACGTCACCGTGCGCCCCTCCCCAGTCAGATACTTCGGTTCATCGCCGAGGGGGATGCCGGTGCCGCGGTACACCTTCAGGTCGGTGATCCCGCGGGCGGCGAGGTCGGCCTGCGTGTTGTCGTACATGGCGCGGGCGAACGATTGGAGTACCGGGCCGTGGACCCGCCCGATGGCGACAACCTCCGCGTCGGTGATCCTGTCCGGGAGCCACCCCGCGGCCCCCTCCACCTTCAACTCATCCCGGATGGCGTTCTGGATGGCCAGCGACCCGGAGTCGTGGTCGTTGCTGGTCTGCGCCCACTTGTTCACCAGACCGGCCGCCGCACCCTCGCGCACAGCTGCGTCGAACTCGGGGGTGTCCGGGTCGTAGGTGGTCCAGCCCTTGATCGGGGCCTCCAGATCGGGGTAGGAGGCGTAGAAGTTCCCGTCGAGGTCGCGTGAGAGTTGCACCCGGTCCCCGGCGGCCTGCGCGTCGGCGACCTCGCCGAGCGCCAACTGCATGCCGAGCGCGTCCTCGAGGTCGACCGCAGCAACCGCAGCGGCCATGTCCTTCGCGGGGATGTCGGACATGCGGCTGGCAAGACCCTGGGCCACCTTGGCCTTCTTCGCCGACGCCTCGCTGTTGTTGAGCTTGACCTGCGCCCACAGGTCGTCCTCGGCGGCCTTGGCCTGCGCATGCTTGGCCGTCAGCCCGCCGCCACCGCCGTGCCCGTGGGTCTTCTGGTCGTGCTTGCCCTGCAGGTGGCGGGTGACCACGCTCAGGGCCAGCACCGGGGCGGAGCGGAACTCCCCGGACATCGCCGCCCCCAGCAAGCCCATCTGCTCGGCCTCGAGCGCGGTGATCTTCGTCAACGTCCAGTCGGTGGCCATTCCGGCGGCCTTCTGCGCCCGCAACACCTCCAGCTGGCGGTTCACGGTGCCCGCCCGCTCGGTGGTCTTGGCGCCCACCTTGTACGCGGAACGCACCGCAGCCTTGTCCCCCGGGCGACCCGGGCGGAACTCCGTGGCGGTGGCGTGCCCGTCGGCCGGTTCGGCAACCATGTCGCACTGGCAGTACCCGCCCACCAGTGCCGTGCCGCCGTCCTTCTTCGTCATCAGGTACGGCTTGTGGTACGGCTGCCCGTCGCGGGTCTTCGTCGCCGTGTCCACCGTGTACACCGCGCCCCGGGTCTCCAACATCCGGCACCACGAGCAGGCGTCCGGTTCGGCCTTGCGCGCGTAGTGGGTGAACCGGGGGTCGTTGTTGGCGACGGTGGCCACCACATCCCGCCCCACAGCGTACGAATCGGCCCGGGCGGAGGCCGCCAACAGGTCCCGGGACTCGCCCAAGGCCTGCGCGGCGTCCATCCCACCGGCCACCTTCTGCCCGACCACGGTGGGGGTGGACCCGACGAACGATTCCACCGTCTGCGTGCCCGCCTGCCCCAGGAACGGGGCCGGATCCACGGCCACCGGGGAAGTGACCAGGTGATTCAGGTACTCCAGGGCCGCGTCCATGGCGTCCAGGTGGGCGTCGAGGAACTCGTCGACCAGGGCGGACAGGATCCGGTCCCACACCGACCCGGTGGGGTCCTCCTCGGACGCCTCAGCCTCCCCGGTGGCGACCGCGACCGCGACCGACGCCGGATCCAGCTTCTTGAACGCCGCCAGGATGCGCTGGTGGGCCTTCCGCCCGGTCGTGTCCAGGCGGACCCCCATCACGAACCGGGGGTCAACCGGACTTGCCATCGCCCTTGTACCCCTGCACCAGCGGGGAGTCCTTCGATGGCTTCTTCTCCCCGGCGTCGGGCATCTGCCCCTCCGGGTACAGCGCCGTGGGCACCCCACCGGTGTGCTTCAGCACCGACAGGTCGTACATCTGGATGGCCTTGGCCACCGTGTCCGGCTCATACCCGGAACGGATCAGTTCCCCGGCGGTCACCGCCTGCACCCGGAACGTTTCGGCACGCTCCTGCTCCCCGTCCTGCATGGCGGCCACATCGGAGGCGTCGAGGACCAGCATCTCGCCCGGGTCGAGGTCGACGAACTTCGTCAACGCGGCGGCGGCGGAGTGCCACAGGGGGCGCATCGTCAGGTCGGCGAACCGCTTCATGGCCTTGTCGTAGTCCCCGGTGCCCAACCCGACAACCTCGGCAGGAACCCCCCCGGCGGCGGCCACCCGGGCCTCCCCGGCGGCCTGCAGCGCGGTGAACGTCATCTGTTCCATGGAATGCCCGACAACGGTCAGATCCGCGCCCTCGTCGAGGACGGCGGTGCGCCACGCGTTCGCCGCACCCTCGTGCCGGGCGGCGAACCGGGCCGACAGGTCCGCCAGAGTCTTCGGGTTCAACTTCTGCTGGTACTTGATCAGCAGGTTCGGGGTGGCCGAGTTCTCGAAGAACGCGATCTTGTGGGTGGTCATCGCAATGTCGGCGTTGACCTCGCGCACCACCGGGGTCAGCCACGACATGCCCCGGTACTGGGCCTCCGGGTCGGGGATGGGGGAGTAGTGGGCAACGTCGGCGACCTCGTAGAACTCCGAAGTCTGGTCGACCACCCCGTTCGGGGACCACAGGTACCCCTGAACCTCCGGATGCCCGTCGTCCCCGGGCAGGACCACGAGCTCCACATAGTCGGGGCGCAGCCGGATCAGCCGGTCGCGGCGCAGGATGAACGCGTTCCCCGACATGGACACGTCCTGCTCCATGCGCGCCAGAAGCTCCCCAGACGAGCCGTTCGGCCACGGGTGGGTCAGAACATCAGTCCGGGCGTCCAAGGGCAGCAGGCGGCCCGTGGACGTGTCCAGGATGCGCGGCTGTGCCTCGCTGAACAGGTGCAGGCGGGCACCGACCACGGCGAACACGATCCCGTTGGACTTGTACCCATTCTGCACGTACGACAGCCACGCCCCGGAGTCGATCTTCTCGTTGCCGGGCACGCTCGAGGTCCACGACTGGGTGACGACGGTGGCAATCGAGGCGGGCAGGGCGGCACGGGTCCGCAGACGGTCACTCAGCCGGGCCATCTGGCACCTCCCTGAGGAATCCGAACGCGAGTAGACCGGCACCAACCCACACGATGGCCAAAGGTGGCCACGCCAGGAACAGCCCGACGGCGATCAGGGCGAACCCGACCAGGGCCGCGATGGCGTTGAGGATCACAGGAAGTAGACCTCCGGGTTCGCTTCTTGGGGCAGGTTCGCCGCCCACCACGCGGCCCGGTCCAGGGCCATCACAGCGGCCACCGCCGCGTCAATCTTCCGGGTGAACGTGCCCTTCGTCAGGCGTGAACCGCGGGCATCAACCTTGATCTGGGCGTTGTCCACATGCCGGGCCAGAACCGGGTTCCGGTCATGGACCAACTCCTGGTTCACCACAGCCTCATAGAACCGGGCCGTCGCAGGCACCATGCGGGACGGGGACTGCGGGAACGGCTCCACAGGCAGGCCCTCGTCGCCCAAGATTTCCAGCGACCTAGACCACCGGTACGGGTCGGCGGCGATCTCCAGGCAGTGCCAGCGCAGGCAGGCGTTGCGGATCTCGTCCTCCACCTCGAGGATCGGCACCGACCAGCCGTCCTGGGCGTCCACCGGTTGCTCCCACACCTTCACCGGCTGGATCCGCGGGGTGCCACCCTCCACCACCTGCACGGCGATCAGGGCCGTCGAGTCACCGGAGTACGAACCGTCGAACCCGAGGACCACATCCGCACCATCGGGGATCGGCAACCCGTCCCCGCACTGCACCCACGCCCCATACGGCAACCACGACGTGCTCGTGCTGACCCACTGGTTGCACCGCTTCGTGCGGAACTCGGCCTCCGGGGTGCGCAGCACCTGGGAGTGGAAATCGGCCTCCCCGACGATGTCGTCGAAGCCGGGGTTGCCCTCCCGCCACGTGGCCGGATCACGGTGGTCGGCATCCGGGTCCGCCGGCTCCCACCACGCCATCAGGAACGTGGGATCCACCACCTCCCCGGTGGCCACCTTCCGCCCGTAGTTGTACAGGGAGTAGCACAGGGAGTCATGGCCCGACCGGTCGGTGCGAACCCCGGCGGTGGTGATGCCCACCATCTGGGTCTCCACCCGGGAACCGCCCGCCAGGGCGAGCACATCCCACAGTTCGCGGTTCGGCTGCACATGGACCTCGTCGAACGCCACGAACGTGGGGTTCAACCCCTCGAGCATGGGCGCATCCGAGGACATCACGCGAAACACCGACCCGGTGGCCGGGACCTCGATGGCGTCGCGCATGACGTGCGCCCGCTCCGCCAGTTCCGGCTCCAGCTGGATCATGCGCTTCGCGGTCTCGAAGATGATCCGGGCCTGGTCCCGGGAACCCGCCACCACGTACACCTCGCCACCGGCCGGACCCAAGAACAACTCGTACAGGGCGATGGCCGCCAGCAGTGCGGACTTGCCGTTCTTGCGGGCCACCCCGATCAAGGCCACCCGGTGCAGCTTGCGGCCCGTCTTCGGATCCCGGGCCATCAAGCACCCCAGCAGCGAACGCTGGAACCGGCGCAACTTGATCAGATCCCCCGCCGGGGCGGCGATGGAATCCTTCGTCACCCGGCACAAGGCCTCGATCCACTCCGCGGCATGCGCCCCATCCCCAGCCCGCACCGCCGCCGGGGCCACCGGGGTCAACCAGCGGGGCGGCCAATCCGTGGCCGGGATCCGCCTGCCACGGCTCACTTCACCGTCCGCAGCTTGCGGTCCTGCAACTCCTCGAACTTGCTGCGGGCCTTGATCTCCGCAATGCCCAGCCGGGTCCTGTCCGCCGGGGTCAAACCGAACAAGGACAGGCCGGTGTGCAGCCGCTTCGCGACCGTCGCCAGACTGGCGAGGCTCGGGTTCGGCAACCACCGGCCGCGGACCTCGTACGCCTCACCCCGGGCGGCGATGTCCTCCCGCAAACCCTGGGCCAGGTCGGCGTCCTTGCACACCTCGATCAGGGCGGCCGCGTCCGACGTGGACACCCACGGCAGGGACGCCACATGGATCCACAGCATCTGCCCCGCCACATCCAGTTCATCCGGGGGAGTGGTCGGGATGTGCTCAAGGGCGAACGTGCTCTGCAGGCTCGGCAGGGGCCGCTTGCCAGGGTTCCCGGCGCGGCGCTTCTGCTCGAGGGGTTTCGGGGGCGGTCCAGGCATTCAGATCACCGCCAGTTGCTCGTAGCCGCCGAGATTCTGGCGGATGCTGTTGCAGATCATGTGCGCCAGACGTAGGTTCGCTCGGGCGTTCGTGCCGCCGTCGCCCCGGGGGATGATGTGGTCGATAGACGGCCCCTTCAGATGCCCACCAGGCAGCCGCATGTCGACCTTCTTGCCACAGATCCCGCACTTGGTGCCGTCGCGGGCCACGATGAACGCGAGGATGCGCCTCTTGTGCGGGCCGCTCTTGATCGGTGCCACGACAGGCCTCAGGCGCATGGATTCGTGGTAGCAAGCATCGGAGCAGAACTTCCGAGGCCTCGGGCCCTCGAAGTCACGGCCACACCGGAGGCAGACGCCAGCGACGGGGGGCTTTGGTGGCTTACGCGGACGCGGCTTGGGCGGTGGGGGCGGCAGAGGTGGACCGATGGGGAATCGGTGATCTAGCGCCACCGCCCCCGTCCGCTTCCACCGACGGTAGTGGGCCTGACACATGCCCTGGCGCAGCTTGTCTGGAGGGACCACGCCGCAACCGGGCACCTCGCAGGGGCCTTCACGGCGGGCCATGTGGGGCGGGAGCGGCCTACCCCCCTGCTCGGCCGCGGCCCAAGCCACTGTGGCAGCGCAGCGCCGGGAGCAGAAGCGCCGCTCTCGGCGTCGCGAGGTAATGGGGGCACGGCAAAGCTCGCAGAGTCGTTCCATGAGGCGGTGAGTCCCTTCACCGGGTGAATGTGACGCTGGGTGATGTGCAGGCGTTTATGCGGTCGAAGTGCATAAACGCGGGAAGAAAGAATGCTCAGCCGACGGCGTTGCCACCTGCGGCGCTAGAAAAAGGGT